AGAGGATGGCACTCCAATTGGCGGGGTGTCAAAGGACAAAACGGACGGCGTATCTCGCCGATGGTGGATAGTCTAATGGGTACTGTTGGCGGTTCTTATTCCTACAACGCAATCTGTGATGTCTGCGGATTCCAGTTCAAAGCCTCTGAGATGAAGAAGAGGTGGGACGGCTTGATTGTCTGCTCGGAAGACTACGAGACTAGGCATCCTCTCGACTTCTTCCGTGTGCATAACGACTATCACAAGCTTCCGTTTGTACGTCCCGAGTTTGGAGTTCCATCTATGACGGACTACGATGCTTGGGATTCTACACAATACGCATGTACACCTACTCGTAGGCGTCCTGCTGTAACTGTTGGCACCGTTGGGTGCGCTACCTTGGGGGTTGCATGACTACTACTTGGTCCGATGGTAATGTAATTACCAACACGTTTATGAATCAGGCGCAACGGCGCATTGAGGCCGTTGCCCACGTTGAAGACCCCGCCTACGGTGCGGTAGGCGACGGTACTACTGACGACACGGCAGCCATCCAAGCTGCGTTTGAGGCGGCAGAGACGGTGATGTTCCGTGCTGGAGCTACCTACAAAGTTACCAGCACCCTGTACCTTTCGCGTAATAGTAACGCTGCTTCCGTCAAACGAATCCAAGGCAACGGAGCCACGATCAACTTTGTGATTGCTGGATCTAGCACTGCCTCTCTGTCGACCATGTACGCAGGACTTGTTGCTGCGCCTACCGACACTACTGCCAGTGGGGAGTACTCTGGTTGGCAGGGATACATTGAGGACCTAAAGTTCACCACCTCTAGCAACATTGTCATGGTGTATCTGTATGGCTCTGGCGGCATCATGCGTAACTGCGAGTTTGTCTCCAGTGGAACGTCTGTGCGTGGTTGTGTGATGACAAAGAATATGATCAACTGGACGTTTGATCGTTGCTTCTTCGATATGCGTACTGTAATGACTGATACCACTGGTTCTGGTTCGTATACCACGGACGTTAATGGAGACAACGTTCCCTCGTCCTTCTGCGTCATGAACTACCCGCGATGGCCGGGTCAAACCCTTGGCGGGCAGACGTACCAATCAGCATCGACCAATAACTTTACGGATGGGTATTACTTCAAGAGTTGTATCATCGTCGGTGGGTACGTTGGTCTGTTCTGGCCGGGAGGCGACTCCCATAGCGTTAGTTCCATACAGGATTGTGAATTCGCCTATCAAAATACTGGAATGGTATCGCCAACCTTCGGCCATATTGTAGACTCTTGGTTTGAAAACCAAAGTGCCTATGGTCTTCGTGTAGTTGGGGCATCTCCTCCGTGGCACATGGGAATCCTCTACGGAGGTCTGGTTGTTGAAGGTTGTTCCTTCTCTCCGCACAACACAGGTACTTCAAAGTCCATTGCTTTCGATACGGTGGCCTATGGCTGCTCGGTTAGGAACTGCGCGTTTCTAGATTCGCTGGTAAACGTCTATAGCAACTCTACTACTAACAACCATCTCTGGTTGGTAGGTGGATACAAGGCTGCAGGAGCCGACGACTTCAGTACGGCAACCCTCAAGATCCACTACCAGAACTGGATGGAGGATGCTACTCACAAGATTCCGGACGATCTTCATATCACCACCGCAGGCAAGGGCCTGCGCATTAAGGAGGGTAGCAATGCTCGCATGGGTACGTCAACGCTTGCTGCCGGAACTGTCGTGGTGGCTAACACTAGTATTACGGCTAATACTCGCGTGCTTTGTTCTCGTATGGCTACCGGGGGTACTCTTGGGCATCTTTCTATTGTACTCAATGCTGGTGTTGGATTCACTATTAACTCGTCAAGCGGAACCGACACTTCTACAGTCGCTTGGATGCTTCTTGAACCGGCATAAGGGGAAATAAATGGCGCTCTCTGGAAGTACGAACTACTCTGTAACTCGGGATGACATCATCAAGAGGGCTATGCGGATTATTGGCGCAATAGGCCAAGGAGAGACTCCGACTACTGCGGCAACAACGGAAGCTGCCCATGCCCTCAACGATATCATGAAGGAATGGATGGCCGATGGGCTCCATTTGTGGAAGTACACGGATCTTGTCTTCACTCCTACTGCCAGCGTGGCTGGCTATGATATTGGTGAAGGGCAAACAGTGAGTACTCCCGCTCCGCTAAAGATCGTTCAGGCCCATCGCCGTACAACCAATACGGATGGTAGTATCGTTGATGTTCCGATGGACATTCTCTCCAAGACGGACTGGCAGAACATTCCTACCAAGCTTCAGGAAGGTCCTCCGATCCAGATGTGGTACCGCACGCCGCCCGCTTCCAGCGGAGCGGCGGTAGGAACCATCTACTTGTGGCCGGTTCCGAGCGCGGAGTTCATCTCCAGCGGAGGTGTTACCGGATCCATTCTCATCTCCTACATGGAGCCGTTCGACGACTTCGACGGCAGCACCAACAATCCAGATGTCCCTCCGCAGTTCTACAACGCTCTGTGCTGGGCTCTTGCGGAACAACTGGCATTTGAGTACGGTGTGCCTATTGCAGATCGCGCACAGATTACTCGGAAGGCGCAGACGCATAAGGCTATCGCCTACTCCTTTGATCAGGAGGAGGGTTCCTTGTTCGTTCAACCCTCTCCTAATTGGGATAATTCTAATGGCTGAACAGTTACAAGATAGTCTCCAGACTATTCGTATCCCTTGGTATGCAGCGGATATGCAGCGTCTATACGCTCAAGGAAACTACTTTAATAAACGTACCGGCGTTGAGCAGGATATGGTTAATTGTTTTCCTATCGTATATAAAGATCCCATTCGTGGTGATGCTGGCACTCCTCAAATTGTCTCTAGGGCACCTTTGTATCAACCGGAAATGACGGTAGATCTTACCGGAGTTGTGGGCAATGCGGATCGCATTACGGTTCTTGATGTTATTACAATGACGCAATTAACAGACGTTCTTGTGGTTGCTTATGAGGATGCGTCTGATAGTAAAATCTATATTGTGCAGTATAGGTCTGAGGCAAACACTTGTCTTAAGATTGGAGAGATAACTGGGTACACAACTCATCATGTGAAACTGACGGAATTGGACATTTCTAATACTCCATATGTAGCTGTAGCTGTGTATCCATATGATACATCTACTACTACCAGTGCGGGGTATTATGCTGCTACTACTAGTGGCCTGTTTACTGCTTCGTCTTTGACAGAAATAACTGATACAGACTTCCCGCCGAAGCAGACTCCCGCTCGCCCGATTACTGGTGGTTTTGTACAAATGGATGGTTATACTTTTATTCTTACTAAAGACTCTTATATCTATAACTCAGATATAAACAGTATTTCTTCGTGGAATACTAGTGCTAACCTCAAAGCAGGATCAAAACCGGATCAGGGTGTTTGTCTGGTTCGCTACAAGCATCACATCATTGCTTGTGGAGACAATACCATAGAGTTCTTTAACAACATTGGTACGGCCCCTCCCGCTTCTCCTTTAGAGAGGACGCAACAAGCTTTTATTAGTATGGGTGTTGCCGGACCAAAAGCGATCATTAATGTTGATGATGTCCTCTACTTCTTGGCACATAGTTCTAACAACGCACTTGGTCTGTGGAAGATAGAAGGATATACTCCCATCCTTCTTTCGCAGCCATACCAGTCGTACATGGCTTTTCAAGATCGCCATAATACAAATCTACAAGTATTTTCTATGTATGGTGTTAGGCACATCATAATGAATTCTTGGAGAGAGAGTCAGTCTGGTTGGGTTACAGATCCGCAAGAAGCAAACCCAGTTACTCCTGAAAATGATGAATTGTGGTCTTCTTTGGTTTACTGTATTGATTCCAAAGCATGGTGGAACTTTGCTTTGGAATGTACCTATCGTCCTGTTGCACTGTTCTGTGCTTCTAGTGTTTCTTCTTCTTGGAGCCCTCGTTACTTTTTCTGGTTTGCGGCAGACGCGGCGGACTTAGACGGTGTTACTCAAGATAATTATGGAGCGCATCCTACGTATCATACGCAACTTTATGAGCCTAATAGTTCTGGTGCATACTATGATACTTTCCGGGATGGTAATGCTACTACTCTCTTGTACTGGAGAATTCCTGTACAAGTAATAACTAATATCTATGATTTTGGTACACGAAATAGAAAGACGATAACTAGAGCATATGTTGTTGCTGACGATATCGTGCCTAGAATGAATGTGCCAGCAAGTGAACCAGACGTTTCTTTCATCTCAGAAGGATTGACTTACAGATTTGGTTGGAGCAATCTGAATAGTAGTTTCTTTGGTGGGGCTGTTACCTCTGATGTACTCGGTGAAGAAAATCTCTGGAAGATTCGTAATAAATCTATTCCGTTTGATACAGACTTCGCTGATTCTGACATCGCAGAACCACAGACACGCTCTAGGTATTACTTTAATAATCTTGGAACAGGACGAGAATGGAAGTTTGTATTCAACTGTAATGCTATTGCTCCAATTCGATTGGATTCCTTGGAGCTAACTATCTCTAAAAGGTCGCACTAATGGCTATCCGTAAACCTCCCCTTAATGAGGAGAATGTATCTTCTTGGATATGGAAAAAGTGGTTCCAAGATTTATCTACAGTAGCCGGGGTAACTGGACCAACTGGACCGACAGGACCAACTGGGCCTGCTGGTGCCGCTGGTGCCGCTGGCGCAACCGGAGCTACTGGGGCTACTGGTCCCACAGGTCCTACCGGACCAACAGGACCTACCGGAGCTACTGGAGCCACTGGCCCTACTGGGCCTGCTGCTACTGAGGGACCAAGGTTTTGGGCCTACAGATCGGCTAATGAAAGTATTGCTTCTGGTGCTTGGACCAAGGTCAGTTTCAACAATGAGTTGTATGATACGTCAAGTACTTTTGACTCTACTACCAACTATCGATGGACTCCTGCTACGGCTGGTTACTATATTCTGGGTCTTAATGTTCGGTGGGGATTTACTCCCGGCTCTGCTGGACAAACCCACGGAGCAAGGTTCTATTTGAATGGTAGTACTGAAATAGCCAGAACCATTAACTATCCGTCTAATGGTGTGGCTTGTACTGGGCTTACTGTTGAAACATTGCGCTACTTTAACGGAACCACGGACTATGTAGAAGTTCAGGTCTACCAAGATTCTGGCGCATCTCAGAATCTACAAGGTGGTTCGGCAGACTGCTACTTCTATGGTGCGGCTGTTCAAGGAGCTACAGGAGCTACTGGGGCAACCGGGACCAATAACTTAGGTTTAGTAGATACCATTGGAATATGGGGTGATGGTTCAGATGGCAACCTCGACATGGATGGGTCAACGTCCTATACTGGCATTGCTACGAGGTCGGGTAGCGTCTACTCCGCGCAGAAAGGCACTATCTTAGCTAATAATCTGACGGTGCGCAATGGACAGACGTTCCGACCCGGAGGTGCGCGCGTTCTTGTTTTAGGAACCCTTACCATCGAATCTGGTGGAGTAATTGAATCAAATGCCACCTCTTCCACCACTCCCGGAAATCTAGGTTCAGCTTACATTTTTGGTGCTGGTACCAATGGTGGCGCTGGTGGTAATAACTCTAATGGTACTGCCGGGACCAGTAATACAAATGCAGTAGGTGGTTCTGGAGGTAATGGAGGTGGAACACCTCTTCCACGAACCGGAGGATCAGGAGGTACTGCAACTGCTCCTGCGGCTAATGTTGGAGGAGCAGGAGCGGTATTTTCTCTTAGTGCTGCAACCCACGGTAATGTTATGGGAATCGCCGGGGTAACTAATCTAAAAGGCGGGGCTGGTGGTGGTGGTGGGTCATCAGATGACGCAGGTTTCGTAGGAGGAGCCGGTGGGGCTGGTGGAGGTATTGTAAGTATCTTCGCAAGACTTATCACGGGTTCTGGTGCAATTGAGGCAAAAGGATATCAAGGTGGAACTCCTGTTGACTCTCCGGGACGTGAACTTGGTGGAGGAGGAGGTGGTGGGGGCGGTGTTATTTTCATCGTCACGACATCTACGAATTATAAATCTGGCGGTATTACTGTCTCTGTTGCTGGAGGGACAGGTGGTGCTGGAAAACAAGGCGGTAGTAATGGTGCTGATGGTTCCGCCGGAAAACTAATTGAGATTTTTGTATAGGAGCCTAACTTAAGGATAAAACTATGGTACAACGAATCTATAACTATCGAGATACGCCAAGTCCCAATCCGGCAGTTCCGCCACCTGTTGAGGCTCCCACTCCCGCCCCTGCAGCGCCTATACCCGGTGCTGGTGCGGCTCCCGGTCTTGCCAGAGGAGCTATGGAAGAGTGGTGGCGTAAGAGAAGTGGAACTGAGCTTTATGACATCTTTCAAAAGATCAATGCAGAAAATCCACTTGCTGCGCGTGCTTTTTGGTCGTCTGTTGTTGGACGTGGACATGGAGAAAATGATCTTCAAGCGACCACAATCCATAAGATGTTTAATGGTGATTTAGACGCTTATAACAATTGGCGTAATGCCGCACATCACGGTGGATATGAAGCTTATCAAGGTAATTTTGATCTTGGTACTGGAAAGTGGACGGCAGGGCCCGGATACAACCAACAATATATGGCAGATCGTGGGATTAACGCGGCAGGAGACTGGGCCTCTTCGTGGAACTGGGGAGACTATCAGAAAAATCTTGGCCTTGGTTTGCAATCCCTTCCCGGTCATGCATATGATGGTACTGCTGCTTGGGAAGAGTATAATAAACAGGTTGGATTCGGGGGTGGTGCTCCTGCTTCTCCGGTAGTGGCTGGTCTTCAAAGGCCCGGAGTAATTCCCGGAACTAAGCCTAATCCCATTGGAGGTGCTCCTATGCCCGCGCCTACTATCTCTGTTCCGGGACCGACTGTTGGTCCGGGTAGTGCCCCGTCTACTCCTGTTCTTCCTAATGTTGCTACACCAACTAATCCTGCAGGCTCTCCCAGTGTGTATCAGTATCGTAATCGGGCGGGGCAAGTGAGGTAACAATGGACCTCCGAGACATTCTGCGGCTGGTTGAGAGTAAGCTTAACGATAGGCTCTATAGCCATCCGGAAGATCTGAAGAAGTATGATCGGAACTACCCAGATCCGGCTAGGACCAAGGCTATCAATGGCCTCTCGGAGTGGGATGAAGCCGATAACTTCATAAATGGTTTGAAGCCTAGTCCTGTTGGTCGATCCGATACGGATCCGAAATACTTCAAGCCAGATCCGGGTCTGCAGAACCAGCCACTCAACTCTCCAAAACAACTAGGAGAGTTCGATCTTCCTGAGACTGTGCGTGAGATACTTCTCAAGAGGATGGAAGATATGGAAAACCAGAAGAAGAAAACCAGAGGTATGATATAATGGCCGGAACTTGGGGTGATCTGAACAGGCGAGGACTCTTCCAAACTATGACGCAGCCGCAGGCGCAGACGAATACGCCTGCTACTCCACCTACTGGACCTAGCAGGGATCCTAGGCACTATCAAACCCAGATTCAAGATGTATCTGGTGGTGGTGCCCGCCAAGATTTTGGCTCCTCGTCCAACTGGAAGAATCCTCTTGCCGATTTGGGAATGTATCTCCAGACAGATCCTTTCAAACATTGGAAGACTGGTGATGGCGGTTTTGATGAGATTGCCTTTGATAACTTCAATCGGTATAACGGCGTAAGTCTCTATCGAAAGAATGCTGAGACCGGGAAGTGGGAAATCAATCCGGAAGGACGACTTGGTGAGCTCAATCGGATGATGCCCAACCTGAATTTCCGTCTAGAGAACGACCCGTATCGGGAAGACTATCAAGATGGCCGTCCTTCCATGAACCTCATGTGGAACCACGAAGCTATTCCTCGTGATGCTTTTGGTAACTACGGCACATCCGTACAAGGAGAGTTTAGTCGCAATGGTTTGTATCGTCCTGAACTTCAATACGACGATCCTTTGTATGGTCGAATTACTCCTCGGCAGAACCTTCGTCCTGACGACGGTTTCATGGACGGTCTTAGTAGGATGGTTACTAGAACTCCGTTGCTTCTGTCCTTGGCAAGTATGGGTTTAGGTGGTGCCCTTGGTGGAGCAGGACTGCTTGGTGGAGGTTTCAACCCAAGCACTATTATGAGCCTTGGGCAAGGTGCTAGTGGGGCCTTGCAGGGAGATTTCAGTCGTATGCTTCAGGCGCTAGTAAGCGCCGGTCTTCCGATGACAGGTCTTAGTGGGCTTCCTTTGAACATGGCCCGTATGGGCTCTGGATTCTTCTCAAACATGCTGCGTAATAATTCTGGTGGAGGTAGAGGATAATGGCTATTCCTAATCTGATGCAAATCTTCAATCCGCAAGGTGGTGGAGGTGGTATGCCTACTGGCGCTACCACCAACACTGGAGGTGGATGGGGAGACTTTCTATCCTCCCTCTTTAGTGGAGCTAGTCCGTTCATGCGGTATGGTGCTGCTCAATATGCTTCCGGGCGAGCTGCCGATGAGATGAATGAACAGGCTGGTCGCTATGAGCAACTGGGAGAGCGTGCTGCAGGAATGGCTAGTCCTGTCTCCAACGCTAGGCGTGGAGAATGGGATGCTAGGCTTTCCCAACTGTATGAGGATCCTGCTTCCTTCTTAGAAAAGAATCCCGAATACCAAGCCAATATGAAGTTGGGCCTTGGCAAGATCCTAGCGGAGAATTCCGCGCGTGGTCACAATCTTGGTGGCAAAGCTACCACGGATCAACTTGAGTTCTTGTCGGATCTTTCCAGTCGGTATGTTGGAAAGGAACGAGACGACCTTATGGCAATGGCTGGCTATCAATTCAATCCTGCCTCTGCCGCACAAATGCTGATGGAAGGTGGGCGACAGGCTGGTGATGCTCGCGCACAGGCTCTTGCTGCCCGGCTGTATCCTCTTGGTATGCTTAGTGGAGAAGGTGGACCGAGCGGTGGTGGCGGCCTTGGTGGGGGTGGCGGTAATATCCTCTCGCAGATTGCTCGCATGATTGGCGGAAACCAAGGTGGAGGTAGCGGTAGTGGGGGTAGCTTCAGTCCGCAGAGTATGCTTCAGGCCATCTCCCGTCTTCCTCTTAGTTCACTCCCTCCGGGATTGTTTGAGAGCCTCGGACAGATTCCCGGCGGTGTCGAGGGACTATTCGGTGGTATGAATCCAGAACAACTCCGAACAGTTTTTGGAAATGGCTACGAGGATTATGTGACCCAGAACGTTCCCGGTTTCGCTAATGGATCGTACAATCCGAGCGTCTTTGGTCCGGGAATGAATACTGGCTTCGGACAGTTCGGTAGTCCGTTTGCGGGTTTCGGTAACTTTGGTCTTGGCGACGGTAACTGGGATTGGTCGCAAGTTTTCGGTGATGACTTCTGGACCACTGGCTTTGGTGGCGATATGGGTCTGGAAGATATTAGCAGCTTCTTTGACTTCTAAGGTAAACTATGTCCCAATTCTTGATGACTCCTATCAGCATCCTTGACAAGTCTCCGATGGGTGGCTTCCGTGGAGGGATGTCTGATACCCGTTCTCTGATGCACTCCGACAGCGCCTTGGAATCGGAGCGGCTTGCTCAGACTCTTAACCGCCAGCAGATCGAAACCAACGAACTCAACAAGCCGATGGATGCAGCGAAGCGTGCTGCGGAGATTGCTCGACAGGAGTTTGAAGAGAACGATATTAAGTCTGGCAACAGGGCAGAGGCTCTCCGCATTGAGAGGGAAACCAAGGCTCAGGAGCTTCTGGACAAGATGGATAAGGCAGAGCGCGAGCGTGTTGTTCGCGCTGCTGAAGACGCCTATGCCGTCTCCACCCTGTTCCAACCTACGGATGATGAAGAAACTATCCGGACTAAGTGGCCTGTAGCCGTGGAAGAAGCTGCCAAGCGGGGCATCAAGAACTTCCCGCAAGAGTACTCCTTCGAAAACTTCCGTGCTCTCCAGCAGAAGGGAGCTATGGCTCCTAGTGTGATTACTCATGGACGCAAACTGCAGGAGATTGACCGGAATAATGACGCAGCAATGGCGCGTACCCAAGTGCAGGAAGCTGGTGATGATCGTCGCAATGCTGCGAACAACCAAACCACTAGGGATATTGCTGCTGCTCGACTTGCTGCTGAGAAGGCCCGATGGGCCAAGTCTGATGAACCTACTGCTACTCTTGCTCGTCAGCAAGGCGAGGCGTTCTCGCGTGTGGATGAGTGGCTTAAGGATCCGACTAACGCACCTATGCCTAGGGCAGGAGACTTCGGCGTGTACACTGCCAAGGCGTTCCCCGGTATTGAGGACGATATGCGGGCTGCTGTAAAGGACCATCCTTCGTTCCGGGCTAAGACCAAAGCTCTTGAACAGCTTGAGGCTGCGAAGCAGAACATCATCTATAAGGATGATCCGAAGGAACTTGCCCGTATTGATCGGGAGATTGAGAAGACCTCGGCTGAACTAGCGGACATCACGATTCGTGTGGCTGAAGCCGAAGCGTCCAAGCGTCCGGGCTACCTCGACTTCAAGAACAAGGTCGCTAAGTCGCATCCCCAACTTCCTGTACCGCCCGCTGCAGCCGCTCTCGCGGCTCCTTCGACGTCCACTGCTCCCACATCGCCGGGAACTACTGGGAGCAGTATGCCTGCTCCCTCGACTGCTGCCGAGATGATTAATGCGTCTTCATATGGAGAGGATACTCCTACTCCGGCTGCGCCTACTGCACCGGCATCTCCACAACCCCAAAAGGACAGTCATGGATTCATTCCCGGAAAGTCCTACACTAGCAACGGAGTAACCAAAAAGTATCTTGGTAATGGCCGTTGGGAGTAATCTATGGCATTTGATCCGTCTAATGCAGTACTGGCTGAAGAAGAAAAGCCTAGGTTTGATCCCGCTACAGCGGTCGAGTTCAACCCCGCTACTGCTGTTCCAGTAGAGGAGGCTTCTTTTGATCCAAGTACAGCAGTTCCAGCAGAGGAGGTAGCTTCTCCCGGTATTGCTAAGTCCGTTGCCCAAGGTGCTCTTGATCTTGGCGGCGGGCTTATTGCCGCTGGTACTCGCCTTGCTGGTGGTACTATGGAGAATGTCGGGAACCTTACTGGACTTACCTCTGTAAGTGAAGCCGGTACTGCTTTCAAGGAGAAGGGTAAGCAAGTCCAGAAGAACATTTCCGAGGCAGTCATCACCCCGCAAGAGCGGGAGAACATGGATCTGGTTGACAGGACCTCTGCCCAGATAGCTGGCATTCTTCCTCTGTTCGCGCTGGGGCCGATAGGTGGTGCCGTGGTTGGTGCTGCTTCCTCCACCGTCAATACCTATGGTCAGGCCAAGGATGCTGGCGAAGGGACGATGGACGCCATGCAGATGGCGGCATACCAAGGCGCAGCTACGATGGTAGCTATGCGCCTTCCGGCGTTTGGTAAGACTGTCTCTGGTACTGCTGGCCTTGCCATTGCTGGCGGGCCTGTGACTGGCGCTGGCGCCGACTTCCTGACCAGCATGGTTGCTGAGACGGATGCTGGCAAGTCTCCCTATGTGATGTTCGACGCCAATGGTAATCTGAACAAGGACTACTTCGCTACCCGCCTTACCGAGACTGTCGTTGGTGGTGTGGCAGGAACTATCGGATACCGCAATTGGCGTGCCAATCTCCCGGCCCAGAAGTTGACTGACCAGTGGGCCAAGATGACTCAGCAAGAACGCGAGACGTTCTTCGTCAACGAGGGAGTCACTGCCGACCTTTTCACCGGAGTCAATAACTGGCAATCCGCTCGTCAACCTAATGAGACTTGGCAGGCTGCCGCCGACAGGTTCTTTGCTCCTGAAGGTACGTACAAGACCATCTCCGATTTTCTCCAAGATACTGGTAAGGGAGATGTAGATAGGATTAATGGTAATATAATGCAGGCTCTAGAGCTTGTTGTGCGTACCTCTACAGATGCCGAGCAACGTGGCTATGCTAACTTCCTACTGCATCGTGGTATTGTAGACGGGCTCAACTGGCACAACGTCTTTGTTGTTGACAGCAACCACCCGTTGGGACCAGACACTCGATGGAGTCCAAAGCAAGGGCGCTCAAGGGTCATCCTTAACGAGGCGTACAAGACTACCTTCGAACAGGATCCGACTAATCCTGCGCTCCATATTTCAAAGCCCGATAAGACTAACTTCTATTCTGCTCTTCTGCATGAGATTGGTCATGCTCGTACTGCCTATACGGTGTTCCGTCTAGAGCAGACCAAGCCGGAAGTCATCAAGGACTTCGAAGGCAAGTTCCTTGAGACTGCTCGCCAGAAGATGCGTGAGAAGTATATGAATCCGGATTTGAAGACTGTTGAAGGGACTCGCTTCCGTGGTCTGGACAACATCCATGAGTTCTTGGCAGAGTTCCCCAATGCTATTCGGGATAGGCAGTCGTCTATTCCTACGGAGCAAATGGGCGCTCCCCAGACAATCACCCGCCATCTCAAAGAGGATCTCTCCGACGTATTCCTTACTCGCAAGGAAGCAGAGGACTTGCTTCCGAATGACTACGAATATCCTGAGATGAATGCTATCACTCGCCAGTTCTTCAACTTCATGCGAGTGTCAGAATCGCAGGACATGATTAGCCTCAAGGATCTAGGTGCCTTGTGGTATGACCATCTTGCTAGACAAACCCGGATGCAGGATTATACTGCACTGGGACCGTTTTCCGATGCTACTGGACAGCCAGTTACGATGAAGAATCCCATGCATCAGGAGATGCTCAATCGTAAGGAGTTTGCACAGGACCGCCTTAATGAGCGTGTGACTGGGAAAGATGGGCCTGATTCCAAGTTGTTCTGGAGACAGGTCTGGTACAACCTCCGTCACGCTGATACTCTCGATGAGTTCGTTGTCTCGATGGTTAACATCGATCCCAACAACGCTGCCTTGGCGAAGTGGACTCGGGAAAAGAGCCGGGCTCTCTGGGAGCGTAAGGACTGGTACGCCGAAAGTCTTCGGGATAGCTTGGCTACTATCAAGGATCTTCCGGGAGACAAGAAGAAGCTTGGCTACGATGATCGCACTGTCGATGAGTTCTTCAAGGACGAGGCCGACACTGCGGTTCGGGATTTCAAGCTGAATGGCTTTGCTCGGATGTTCCTTAACCCTCTCACCATCCGCCTTCTTGCTGCGCAGGATGGTGGACTTGGTGGCAGGCTGGTTAAGTATGGTCTTGACCAGATGGCTCGGTACGCCCATGAGGGCGACAAGATCTATCACCAACTGAAGACGCAGGACGCCAAGGAATACTACAAGCTTGCCAAGAAGGATCAGGCTAGGGTCATGGACGTTGCTGCTCACTACGACTCTCTTGCTGGTCGTAGGGAACTGATGCGGCGACAGATCAACTGGCCTGACGAGAATATGCTGCGTGCGCAGGGGCTCACTCCAGAGCAGATCGCTGGCTACCAAGGGCTTGCCCGCGCTACGGACAATGCGTTCAACGTCCTCAACATGCTCAGTATGAAGATTACGGGGAAGACGATTCCTCGTATCCCCGGCTACATGCCGCACTACCATCTTGGTCCCTACAAGGTTCACGTATTAGAACAAGTTGGCACCAATGCAGATGGCACGCCAGTTAAGCGGGTTACGCTCGTGCGTGGGTTCAAGACTCGGATGTATGCTAACAAGTTTGTTACCGAGATGATAAAACAGGGTTTGGAGATTGCTCCCGATCCTCGCACCGGAGGTAACATTCGTGTGTTCCGCTGGGACGATGTTGGTAATGGTCTGCTCCAGAACTTCAAGGATCACCTCGACGCCCACCTCAATCTGATGGATGCGGACAAGAACGGTATTGCCCTCAAGACGCAGCAGGCTGAGGATATAGCTTACTCCCACTGGGATAAGCATATGCAGACCCGTGATGATGTGCGTGGATTTGAGGGAGAGTTTGGTGGCACGGGAGGTGTAAATCCCTACGATGGTACGTGGACTCGGATGAAGGCCAAGCTCTTTGGTGAGAGCAACGCCTTGCATATCTACGACAAGTACTTCAAGGATGTGGCTGAGTCGTATCGTAACGTGATGTTCATGGAGAATGTCTATGCTCCTCTGATGGGGCTGCAGACCAAGCTTGTCGATACTCAGGCCCGTCATGGGAAGAAGGTGCTTCCTCTGGATAACACCTACAAGCTCCTTGAGCAGCATGGCAAGAACTTCTTGGGCAAGAACCTCAATCATCTGGAATGGGTGGACAACAGTCTCCGGTCTGTGATGGTCACGGCGGGTCTTGACCCGAACCTTGCTCGCCATTTCGTCCGCGCTACTCGGAATGCCTTGGCAACCATCAAGCTCCGTGTGAACCCTGCCAACTGGATGGCTAACTATCTCCAGAAGGTACATACGGTAGCCATGATCCAGTACATGGAGACTATCTCTGGTGGAGATTCTTCGGGTGCCCTGAAGTCCTTCATCAAGATGAATTCCAAGGACTCGGACAAGCTGGACAAGGTTTACTATGACGCCTTGGAGAAGGCGCGGGTAAATCACATTGTCGATCCGCTGCTGGATATGGAAATCCGTGGGGAGAACCGGGGCCTCTTCAGTGATGTGCCTATTCTTGGCGCCATCCAGAAGGGATGGGATAGGACTGGGGAAGTCAACGCTATAGTGGAACGCCACGGTCGGGAGAAGAGTTTCCTGACGGCCTTTGATTTCTATCTCAACAAGGGAATGAACGAGCACCAAGCCTACGAGGCTGCTCGTCTGGTTATGGGCATGACTATGGTCAATTACGACCGAGCCTCTCGTCCCCTCATGTACCAGAATCTAGGTATGACTGGCGAGGCAATGGCCCCGTTTGCCGTGTTCCGTAATGCCTTCCTTGGTAATATGTACCTGATGGTCAAGACACTGGCTAACCATCCCAAGAAGCTGGAAGCAGCCAAGCCTCTGATGACTACGATGGCTACGTTCATGGCGTTGGCGGGTGCTTCGGGTATCCCGCTTGCCGGTGAATACGATATGTTAATTAATGCCATTAACTATATGTTCCCCGGAGAACTGGATCTTCCTACGCTGGAGGTGGGGATGCTCAAGGCCAATGCTCCCGACATCCTGACCTATGGCGCTCCGTCCCAGATCTTCAAGCTGTTCGGCTTTGGGAACGGCATTAATTTTTCTCCCAGTATGGGAGCAGTCAATATCGATGACGCTGGATCTTTTGCTATCCTCCCCTTCTGGAAGGCGATCAGCCAAGTCGTTGGACTTACGGCTCAGGCGGGGCTGGCCCAGATCCCCGGATCGGGCATCTATCCCCCGTCAGTGACGGACTTCTACGAACCCACTAGGAAGCTCACCCCCAATGTTCTGCATCCTGTTGTAGAGGGATTTATGACGGATTGGGATATGCGCCGTGGCCTTAAGTCGACCTCGGTCGAGGGATTGACTAAGCGTACTCCGGAAGATATAATCTCGCTCGTACTTAGTGGAAAGCACTCTATTTCTGAACGTAAGGAACGGGCGGTAGAGCGGGAGATAGATCGGGTAACTGCAAAGAACAAGAAGCGTATGACGCATCTGGTCAAGCTTCATGCGGATCTGATCGAAGGCTTGCCTTCTTCCCTTAATCAAGAGGACCTGATGAAGAGAGTTCGGCAATTATTGCAGGAGACTGGAACCGATCCTGCTGGTTATGAGAAGCGGGTTGCTGCTGAGATAGCTCGGCGTCGTCTTGATAAACATACCAAACGTGCTCTCACTAAGAGTACATCTGCACAAGTACAACATAAAATGCGGCAAGAGCTTCTCTTCCCTGCTGGGGTGCCCGCACCAGAGGAACAAGAATAATGTCCATGCCCGATTTCAAATCATTCACTTTCAAAGACTGGCTCTATTTTGGGGGCGTGGTCTGCGCCTTGGCTGGTGCTTGGGCTACAATGAATTGGAGGCTAGAGAGGATGGAGATAGATGCTAAGGCGTCTACTATCCGTCAAGAAGTAATCGACCATAAACAGGATGCGACGATGAAAGAACTTTCGGTAGATCTGAAGAACGAAATTCGTGCCCAGACTGCCGAGATCAAGGAAGAACTTCGTGATCTCCGTAAAGATTTCTATAGCTCGCAAAAGGGTAAATGAACCTACAAGACTTCAAGAAGGGCTTCCAGTTCATACTTAAATGGGAGGGAGGTTACGTCAACGATCCCGATGATCCGGGTGGTGAGACGAAGTATGGCATTTCAAAGCGGGCGTATCCACATCTCGACATCGCCAACCTTAAGATGATTGACGCCGTTTACATCTACTACAACGATTACTGGGCTAAGGCCGGGTGCTCTGAACTTGAGTACCCGTACAACGTCGTGGTCTTTGACACTGCGGTTAATTGTGGTGTAGGTCGTGCTCTCAAATGGCTCAAACAGTCGGAGGGTATCGATGATTTTATGGCCTTTAGGAAGAACCACTACATCAATCTTGCTGGTCAGCCAACCATGAAGAAGTATCTCCGTGGCTGGCTGAACCGTCTCAACGATCTACAGAAGCTTGTAGATATCAGTAAAGAAGAGCGTTAAACACCGCCCCATCCCCTGCATCTTCGATATCAGCATTCCAATTATTCAGGAAGGCAGTGATCGAAGCATTCTGTAGTTCCTCAATAGCATCATCAAGAATATCATTCTTGTAAAGCGCTTCTTCAATTTCAAATACAAGATAGTCCATCTAGTTACTCCTCTAGGTTAGATTTCACACACGCCTGCGACACAGGCGAATTCCTGTGAAGCGACTGTCGAATCAACATTCTCGACAAACTCTTCCCAGTGAATGGCTTGCGGCATTTTGGACAATGCCTCGTTGTAAAACTCCTCATCACATTCCTGATAAGGGGCCTGCTTGTAAACATGCTCAGAGTACGGCAGGAAGGACACTCCACCAAGATCCTTGAAGTGCCGGAAGACCCAAGCCCCCACATCCATCCATTCATATTCCCGTACATAGACGGTAATACTAGGGTTGTGCTCGCACCAAACTTTCGCAAAGACGAGGTAGTGTTCAAGCTGCTCGATGGCAGTGATGTCGTCTCGCATGGTTGCTGAGGGAGGTGCCTTGATCGGGAACGAAAAGACAGTAACGTACTCCGGTTTGGTAACGTCGGGCTCGTGAGGCACTCCTTGCTGCTTGAGGAAGGTGCAGAGGGGGTCCTTGTTGTCGGCTCGTACTGTTCGGATGTAATACGCGCTGTGACGAGGATGAATCCCAGAGCTAGAATCAACGAGTTGAGATACAGTCCCGCTGGGCTTAATAGTAGTAATAGCAACACTAGGATTAATACCCAGCGCCTCGGCCCATTGCTTGTTGATTTCAATGGCTACCTCTTTGAGTCTTGCAAGGAGTTCAGTGGAGGGTTCGACCGCCAGAAAGGGATTGTCCATGATTCCGGTGAGGGAGACTCCAAGGAGCCGCTCTTCTTCGACGTTCTTTCTCCAAATGGGCCGGAGGTATCGGAAGTTGGTAAGGGTCGATTGAAAAGTTCCGATGATTGTAGCGACCGCAACCTTTCGTTCAAGGTCTGCAGCATTGTCGAGATTTCGAATAACAACCTCTGACAAGTTACAGAATTCCTTAGGTCGGAGGACAATCTCTCCGCAAGGATTTGTTCCAAAATCAAAAGTCCAATCTCTTCGTCCTGCCAATTTTGCCTTAGCTTGTGCGCCAACGCGATTAAAAATACCTCTTTCTCCAGACTTTGATTCATATAGGGCCATCCATTCTTGCATAAAGACATTCATATCCGGCATCTCGGAATAGGCTACGGAGATGTTGGCATTGGCACGATGTCCAAAGTTCTCCCACCAATTCCCACTCTTCGCCGTCCGGAGACGTTCATCCGTCAGGTTGGAGAGGCAGATCAGTGCAGAGCGCCGCACGCCTCCAACAATGACTGCATCTGCAATCTTGCACACCAGATCGCTAACCTCAAGTGCGTTCAGACGCCGCCCTGCGGCGGCTCTGAACGCCTCGATGGCGTAGTCGAACAGATCTTTCAGCGGTCCCGGACCACTAGCTCGTCCTCCGAAGGTCTTGAGGCGAGCGCCTGCCGGTCTAACCTTGGATAGATCGTACCTCGGGATCTTCCCTGCGTAGAGGAGGGAAATGAGTTCTCGGAGGGCAGTCGACCAGCCAATCTTGCTGTCGCCAACAACGATTGTAGTATCCGTGTCTCGCATCTCTTCAGCAACTTCAGGAAGCTTTCGAACATATTCCCTCTCCACAGAGTAACCAACACCAGTGCCACACATGAGGATGTACATAATCTCGTCGAACGCACGAGGATGATCCACATCGATATATGCGCAGTTATAGCCAGCCACGTTGTCCCGATCAAGAGCAGGACCAGCAGTCATCATGGCTCGCATGGAGGGCATGACTTCCATATTAACTATAGCGTCGTAGACGACTTGGTAGGGAAACAGATCCGGGTACTTCTCTTTCCAGAAGTCGCAGTACCGCTTGACAGTCTCTTCCCAAGTCTCTCGCCTACCGGCACTCTCGATATATCGTGCGTACCTACTCAGGTGGATGTAGCGTTGGTAGTCAGTTAGTTTCGTCAATGGGATATCTCACATTATAGAAGCATACGATTTTAATTATTAGGAGGTTGATGGAGAACCAACCCCTATCCCAATCCCACTCCAAGCCGAACAGCATTCCTTGGATGGGGTACAGCTTAAACTTATTCAGCATCTTTGTCGAAGAGGATAACTTGATTCGCCTCTTGTGTGTAGTAGTGTTCGATAGCCTTGTCGATGAAGTGGCGAGCCTTCTTCAGATCCTCTACCCCGTTTTTGTACTTCCACCTAGTAAGGTACTTGATGGCGGTACCCTCAAGGTACCCAATGTCATTGGCGAGGATGTAGTCCCAAGGTTGGATACGTCCTTTCTGGTAATGATCCCCACCAATCTGTACATCATTCGCTTTCGTCGTTGTCATCGATGTAGTCGTCCTCTAGAAATAGTTCCTGTTCTTCCGGATCAATAATCTCTACTTCCTTCTGCAAGTATGCCCGCCTTTCAATTACTTTGTCGCGGAAGCGATCCAAGATGTCTTCTGTTGACAGATCCAGAAGCTCTAGAATCGATACTTCGTCCAGCTTGTAGAGGTAGTTCAGCAGTTTGTCGATGGGATACATGATTACTTGAAGTTGCTGTAGAGGTTACGATAGAAGCTCTGCCATGCTTCTACCAGATCCGCACACTCGTTGTGGTTCTTATTGTTCTCTAGAACAGTCGCTCCAAGATCGTAGAGGGAGAGGCTTGGGGCTTTGATTCCGGAGCCTTGGTTACTTCCTTGGGCCGGATCGGCTTCTTGAACAGTGCCGCCATCTCGGGACTGTCCGGGTTGGGGAGTTGGTTCTGGCCTGCCACCACGGGCGGATTCGTTGAGCAACTCGATAAAAACAGCATCGAGCTTAATACGATCAAGCTCCTCACGGAGAGCAGCCAATTGCCGCTTGTGCTTGCGATCATACTCTTCCCTTTCATACTCCTGCTGTCGCAGCTTTTGATTAGCGATGATAGCGTCCTTGGCGTTCAGTCCTTGGAGCTTTTCCAGTTGTGCTTCCTGCGTCTTCTTGTATGTGACGAACTCCGCCTTGATGGCTTCCTTCCCACTGGCACCCCACCTATATCCATAGTGCAAGGTGATGCCGATGGAACCGGCCCAACAAACGCCAGCCACAACAAGGAGCCAGTTACTCTTTAGCCAGTTCGCTACTAGCGGTACTGCCAGAGGAATTGCCATCCTTATTCTCCTTCTGCCACGCGATTTGACTCGCGAAGCGTGCGCCTACGATGTAGGACAGGTATACCAAAATCAGTTCCGTAAGACCTGTCGCTACTTGCCCCTTGAAAGCGGACCAGCCAATGATGCAAGAGACGAGGATGAATCCAATAAATCTCTGGACCTTGGTCAGGGACGCCCATCCGTCCCTCTCGTGCATCAGTTGCCACCACCATCCCTTATTCGGGGGCGACGAAGGCGCGGCGGTCGTCGGTTCGGGCACGATACGTACCTTGCTTGATCTTGAGCATGGTCAAGTAGGAGCAGCCAACCAACTTCGCTACTACCTTCGTGTCATTGTTTTCAAGAATCAACTTGATTTCTTCAATGTCCGCTTGATTAAACTTGGGTGTCCGCATCATCATCTCCTATGTATTCTTGCGCAAGTTTGAGGTCGTTGATTGCGCTCTGTATATAGTTCGGATTATAGCCGTAGGCAAGAAACGAAGTCAATGCCTTTTGCGCAGCTACAATACGATCAATCCCCATCCGTCGAATGGGATCAAAGTAAATCTTGTTGGTGAGAAGGGCAGCACGTTCTTCTTTAGGCAACATTGCGAAGAGTCTCCTTTTGTTGAGGATGAAGATTGATACCGTTACGGGACCAATTGCCGCAGTCTTTGCACCAGAACCTTTGGTACTTACCAATGGTCGTGTAGGTGAAGCCACGCTTCTGGATGTGAACGCTACCGCAGTTCGGGCAGAGCGTCGGAGTCTCAGCGAAGAGATTCGTATTCGGATGATTCCTAATCCACGGACGGAACTTGCGATAGACCCGCTCAAGAAGGATAACGTCCTGCTTATTGTATTCCTCCATGATTACCCATGAGGTAGGATCGTCGTTCATGCAGCCAATCCACAGTTCGAAAGAGGTATCGTGCTTCTGGCCTAGATCAAGTTGCTGTGCAACGTGGTCCAGCTTGTTGGACACGAACCGAAACTTGTCCTTGGCTACTTGCAGCAGATCCACATGCTTGCAGGGAGACGGAGGAGGCAAGCCATAGATCAGGAATTCCTTGTTGAGAATAGGAATGTCGAAGGCTTTGCCATTGTAGTGGATCACCACATCTGCCTCATCCAACAGGGCATGGATCTTGGTAAGCATTTTCATGACTCCGCCTTTGTGGGTAGAGGCAAACATTACGTCAGGTTCGTCCAGCCATTTGGCTGCCCAGCAGAGAACGTAGCTGGTTTCCTTGAGGCGTTGGAGAGGAATGTTTTCCTTGAACAGCCGCCAGACATAGGCTGTGTTCGGAGCAGTCTCGATGTCTAGGAGCAGGATCTTCATTCTTGCATCCATTCCAACTGTTCAAGATCCTCGTCGTCGTCTTTTGGACGAGGGAGATAGTAACCTTCTTTGTTCTCGTTTGTGCCGATCCACGGAGAACCACAGCATCCACAACCACCAATATGGTAGCCGTATTTGTTAGACAGTATAGTGAGTTCTGCTACAAACATTTGGAGATTAGTCATGTTATGCCTCAAACATTTTCTTCTTGCTAAGATTCAGCCACTTTTCGAAGGTCTCGGTGGCGAACTTTTCCGTGAGTTTTTGGAGTACGACCGTCTTACCGATGTTGTAGAACGCGTCGACTTCTTCTTGGGAGTCTGGCTTGAAGGTCCACTCTTTCTTTTTTGGATCATATTGAATAGGCATTGAGGATCATCCTTTATCTGTTGAATAGATAGCCATGCGAACTCATGCTTGTCGCACCACGCACCGTAGGAAGTGTTACTTACTTTGGAGAGAGTATTTTGCGGGCGAGAGAACACCATAACAAACAGTCTGTCTGGGTATTGCTCCTTCAGTAGAAGCATCTTCTTTCTGTCTGCAGAGGTGAACCTACCCTTGGTTTCCAGAATTACGTGGGGATAATCCTTGAGAGTGAAGTCCGCTTTGTACTTCCGTTTAGTCTCCGGTTGGGTGTAGGAGAGCGTGACTTTTTCGTAATCGTGGGGTAGATCTAGAGCAATCAGAAGCTCTTCAAAGGCAACCTCTAGTCCACTTCGTTTGTTGCTGATTCGTCGGTTTGGGTTTCGTCTACGTCGGGGAATTGCCAAATTTCATGCTCCTCTTGTCGGATCTTGAGGAGCCGTCCATTCCTTAGCATAACCTCGTTCCATTGGTCTTGGAACTCACTCTGGTACATCTGCTTGGCAATCTCAAACATATGCTTCTCGACACCCGCAGAGGCTAAGGCTTTGTCGGCCCGTTTCTCACCAATACCAGTGAGGCCGGGGATATTATCAGTTCTGTCGCCAGTTAGCAACTGCTTATAGAAATACTTGAGACCTTCCTCCGGGGAAACAGTATACAACAGACCCTTCACAAAATTGAAATGCTTCCCCGGAAGTTGGTTTAGATCCTTGTCGATGGATACTATAATGGAATCCTCGTACCTTTTATTATCAATCCCAATGGCGTCATCAGCTTCCTGCCCGGAGATAAGTTTGGCTTCGTAATCATTTACCAAGGCGTCCCGTATAATGTCGTAGTGGACTGGGCGCGGTTGTTTACGATTGGCCTTATACTCCTGATAGAAATTATACCTGAAGTTGGACTTGTCGTTCGCACTCAGGTAAGCCTGATAATTATCTTGCGATAGGTTCAGGGCATCGAGGATCCCATTAATACTCTCGCGCAATCGCGCCAAGGCTATGCCTTGTGAGACTGTCTCGGAAGCATAGCCCACCCTATACACTAGGATGTCGGCGTCGATTAGCGCGATGGGCATTAGTCAGCCAGCGTGTTTGCCGGAAGGTTCTCCGGGGTGATGTTGACCTTGCCAATGCAGACCCGAGCAGCGGGGCCAGCCAGATAGTTATACGGCATCGTCACCTCGACGAACCGAGCGCCATCGGGAAGGTTATCCCGCCTGCTGGTGGCACAAACTTCGCCATAGCGGCGATAAAGAAACACCTTGCTATGGGTCGGCTTGGCGCGTTGGGTCTTGGTCTTGGGCGCCGTATTGGCGACCAGCTTCTTGCTCTTAGAACGGGATGTCATCAGTCAGTTCCTCCGTAGGGGGT